ATGGACAAGTAATGTAAAACACTTGGTTGGAGGGTGGCTGTTTGATCGCTTGGTTGAGGCAACGGGTTGGGTGACCGTCAAGCAGGTCTTTAAGACCCCTACAGACAGTCAAAACGTCTTGGTATATCACCCGGAGTTTCTAAAGGCCAAGGAGGCGCTTATGGAGCAGGCTGAGGCGTTTGCTGCTTGTATGTGGCCCATGCTTTGTGAGCCTAACGATTGGAGCACCCGGACAATGGGAGGGTATTTGACCAATGATTTGAGAAGGCTAACTTCCTTGGTCAGGACAGGGGTTTCAAGGAAAAAGGCCAGAAGGCACTTACTTAAGCCAGATAGCACGGCTCTTGTCATGCTAAACCGGCTCCAGAAGGTCCCCTATCGTATCAACGGCAGGGTGCTGGAGCTAGCCAACTTCTGTATGGAACGCCGCCTAAGGGTGGGTAAGTTCCGAGCGGAGGAGCCATCACCTCCACCGTCAAAGCCAGAGCCGTGGGAAACAGCCGCAATCGAGGATCGTAATGCTTATAAAAAAGCACGAACTGAGATTGAGGATATGAACGCAGCCTTGGCACAGAAGAACTATCGAACAACTGAGGCTCTTTATGTAGCTAACAAGTACAAGGGTGAAGTCTTTTGGGTTCCCTGGTCGTTTGATTTTAGGGGTAGGGTTTATCCTATTCCTACAAGCCTGAGTCCTCAAGGTACAGATTTCGATAAGAGTCTGATTTACTTTGAAGAAGAGGGTCCTGTTAATGAGTGGTGGTTAGCCTTCCAGGTTGCTACTACTTATGGACTGGATAAAGCACCAATGGATGAGAGAATTGATTGGGTCAATAAGAACCATGATTTCTTAACTCAAATAGCTACTGATCCTGAGGGGACAGTTGGTCTATGGGAAACAGCAGAAGAACCTTGGTGTTTTATTGCTGCTAGTATTGAGTACAATGAATGTGTCATCAAGGGAAGCAAGAAGACATCTGGTCTTCCTGTGTCAGTTGATGCTACTTGTTCTGGTCTTCAACACTTGTCAGCATTAGCACTGGATAAGACTGCTGCTGAAATGGTTAATGTTGTCCCTACTAACAAACCTTCTGACGGGTATAAGATCGTTGCTGAAAAGGCAAAGGAGATTCTTCCTGAGCATCTACATCATCTGATCACAAGAAAGGTAACCAAGAGAACTGTCATGACAACACCTTATGGGGTGACGGAAAACAGTGCTCGTGATTACATACGTCAGGAACTTAAGGGAATTAAACTTGAGAAGGGTGAGTTACAGATGATCGTGAAAGCTATCTATCGTTATGGTGTCAAGCAAGTCTTTGATGGTCCTTGTCGCTCTATGGAGTTTATCCAAAAGGTGGCGGGTGAATGTATCAAGGCTGGTAAGACAACTGTTGAATGGATGACGCCTTCTGGGTTTCATGTTGTTCAGGAGTATCGCCGTAATGATGTAGATGTGATTCAAACTCATCTACTTGGACAACGTGTTCAAACAAATCTACTAAAGGAATGGGATGAACGTCAAATCAACTTAGCTAAATCCAAGACAGCCGCATCACCTAATCTAGTTCATAGTTTAGATGCTGCGTTGCTTCACCTTGTATTTGCGGAGTGGTGTGCCCCATTTACAGTGATACATGATTGCGTACTTGGTCGTTCCTGTGACATGGATGATTTAGGTATGGCAATCCGTGATAAGTTCGTTGAAATCTACTCACAGCCAGTGCTCCAGCAATGGGCAGAACAGCTAGGGGTTGACTTTGATGAGAGTGTCATGTTAAATACACTTGACATCAATGATGTCCAACAATCCGCTTACTTCTTTTGCTAATGGAACTTAAGGAAATTGCTGAGCTTCTGGGTCTTCACCCTTCTGTTATTGATAACTACTACGAAGAGTGGCAGTTTCAAGAGAAGGATAATGAAGAAGATCATCATGAGGTAACCTTTGTTGATTACCTTTGTAATATCTTTGCTGAGTGTGCCTTCTTGACTGAGGCTGCCGAAAACGGTAGCAATGCTTTGGCATGTCTTGAGGCATATGATGAGGCTTACACCACTGTTGAGGGTATCCTTGAATCCTGAAATGTTGGAACTAACTATTCCCTCCGATGCTTACGCTACTGAGTTAGCTGAGCAAGTTAACATAGGCTATGGCCTTTGTTGGTTACCAGAACATGTTCAGTATTGGGCAACCCGTGCTGATTTAGATCTGGATGACACCCTGGTTGATTTCATCGACCTTATCGCACACCACGAATTTCTTACCAAAGATGTCTGATACACGTTTTATCTTCACCACAAGCCTTGAGGGTTACATCAACGCATTGGTCCCTAGTGGTAAGTTTAACAACTGTACCATTGGATTTAAGGTGCCTGATGAATACCTTACCAAGTTTGAAGATGCTTATCAAAAGGCATTGGAATGGGGTAAGAACAAGATGGCTGGCAAACGATTCTCTGCTGAACTCCCTAAGTGGGATGAAGAAGGGCTTATCAAGGTTAGCTACGGTGGTGATAGTACCACTCCTATGTTCCCTTGGGTAGATACAGACGGAGTTCCTATTGACCTTGACACACAGATCTGGAAAGGTACTGTTGTTAAACTGATCGTCGATCTTAAGCCTTATGTCTTTGGTGCAAAGGTTGGTTGTTCCGTTAAGGTACGAGGTGCTCAGGTTCTCAAGCTGGTTAGCGGGGGAGGTTCTGATAGCGGTGGCCTTGATGAGAATGGCGTGGCTGCGTTGTTCGGTAAGACAGATGGCTTTAAGGGTGGTAGCCCCAGTTTTGAACCGTCTGAAGATCCTGGTGTTGGGCCAGTAGGCTACGATGCCGATGATGTACCCTTCTAATGCCAAGATACCGTAGCCGCCTTGAAGAAAAGCTGGCACGGTGGTTCGAACTGAATGGGTATCAGTTTGAATATGAAACTCTAAAGCTTAACTACACATTATCTGCTGTCTACACACCAGATTTTATCCTGCCCAATGGGGTTATTTTGGAAGCCAAGGGTTACTTTAAACCAGAAGATCGAAGGAAGATGTTAGCCGTTAAAAAGCAACACCCAACTCTTGATATTCGACTTGTCTTCCAGGCTCCATACAACACGCTCACAAAAACCAGTAAGACTACCTACGCTAAGTGGGCAGAAAAGAATGGCTTTTTGTGGGCAGCATCACACGACATCCCACTTGATTGGTTCAATGATCTTAACTGCAACAGCAAGTAAAGAAGAAATTCTTAAGCGACTTGGTGAACATTTTGCTGACACCCTTGTTGAGTGTCTGGATTATGTCCATACAAAGGACATTTCTCCTGTTGACATTGCTAAATTAATTATTGATGAGCTTGAAGATTGGATGTTGTATCACGCTTCAATGACCAATGCCGCTGAATCAGTTCGAGATGCGCTCCGAGAGCGAGTTTCTTAATCACGAACCATGTCCTAGTTGTGGTAGTAGTGATGCCCTTGCTCGTTATACAGACGGACACGGGCATTGCTTTTCCTGCCTTTACTATGAACATGGGGACGACACACAAACCACGATCACCAAAACTCACACCACTCTCATGAACTTTACCGGGGACTTTGTTCCTCTCAAGGGTAGAAACCTTAGGGAAGAAACCTTAAAGAAGTTCAACGTTCGGTATGATCACGACACCAAGACTATCAGATTCCCTTACTATTCACAAGCCGGACAACTGGTTGGCTTTAAGAGTAGGGACACCGACAAGGATTTTAGGTGGACTGGTAAGAACGAAGACCACGCCTTGTTTGGTCAACAACTATGGGGACGGGGTAAGGAGATTGTCATCACCGAAGGCGAGTTAGATTGCCTTAGTGTGTATCAAATCCGCCCAACCTGGCCGGTTGTTAGCCTTCCAAATGGTGCTGCTGGTGCTAAGAAAGCTCTCCAACACCAGTTGAAATGGTTGATGGGGTTTGAATCAATCATCCTATTCTTTGATTCAGATGAGCCAGGACAACAAGCAGCACAAGACTGTGCTAGTTTGTTCCCACATGATAAACTATTCATTGCCAGACTTGATTCCTACAAAGATGCCAACGAGGCATTAATTGCAAAAGACTATGAGGCCATCACATCGACAGTCCTATGGAACAAGAAACCCTATTCCCCAAAGACTGTCATCGACGGACGAGACCTATTCTCTCTCGCAACTCGGCCACTTCATGGTAGGGATGCTGATTGGCCCTTTACTGCTCTTGACCGTATCACTAGTGGTCTTAGGAAAGGGGAGTTGGTTACCGTTACCTCAGGTTCCGGCGTCGGTAAGAGTACCTTCTGCGGTGAAATAGCCCAGGCTCTTGTTGATCAAGGTGAGAAGGTAGGATACATTGCCCTTGAGGAAAGTCTCCAACGGACTGCCCTTAGGTTGATGTCAATCAAGGCAAACAAACCCCTTCATCTAAACAATGAATTACCTGAGAAGGATCTTAAGGATGCCTTTGATGCTAGTCTTGGTACTGGTCAGGTTTACCTGCGTGATGGGTTTGGTAGTGTTGACCCCGACAGTATCCTCAGTGACTGCCGGTTCATGGCACTTGCCAAGGAAGTAGGGTGGATCATTCTTGATCACCTTTCTATCCTTATGTCGGGTAATGAATCACACGATGAACGTAAGCTCATTGATGTGACCATGACCAAGCTCCGATCCTTTGTGGAAGAGACTGGTATTGGAATGCTGCTGATCAGCCACCTGAAGCGTCCACAGGGCGACAAGGGGCACGAGGATGGTCAACAGGTCAGCCTTGGTCAATTGCGGGGGTCTCACTCGATTGTCCAGCTATCCGATATGGTGATCGCCCTTGAGCGTAACCTCTCTGCTGGCGACAACATGGCTAACATCCGTGTCTTGAAGAACCGTTTCAATGGGCAAACAGGACAGGCAGGAACCATCACATTTGACGGATCTACTGGTAGAATGACTGAAGACCTCACCACGGCTTTTAAACCCACTACTGAGACTGATGATGACTATGCCTTCTGATGATGAGGTTTGTATTACTTGTGGGCACGGTGAATACTTCATGAGTTTGGACAACCCCAACTTGTGGTTTTGCCGGGAATGCGGCAGACCATCTGCTAAGACACAAAAACTTCTCGACCGGGAAGAACCCGGCAACTGGTCATGACCCCCGACTACCGCGCCCTGTGCGCTGAGCTGACAAATGGTTATGAGCACGAACTCAATAAGAGTGGTCTGGGATGCGCCCTAATCCAACGCGCCCGCGCCGCCCTAGCCCAGCCCGAGCCGGTGGCGCCAACGGATGAGGCGATTGAAGAAGCGGCAAAACTGATTCACGCCTCAATGCGTTTAGCCGTTCCCGACAACCACTACACCCGTGGCTGGGTAGGGCGTGGCAACTCGCTGATGCAAGACGAAGCCAGAAGGACCGCCCGCACCGTCCTTGCCCGCTGGGGCACACCCGCCAACACTATTAACCAGGACAATTATTAGGCCATGGAAATCCAAACACTTCGCGGCAACTTTTCTCAATTCAGCAAAGGTTTGTCAATTCGCGTATCAGACGGAAATGTAACTCTTGATGCTTACATTGACGACAAGGAATTGCGAGCTTTTGCTGCTATGCTTGTTGATGTTGCTGACGACGCGCTTTCCAAGATTGGCGAAGAGGCTCAGAATTGTCAATCGAAACTACGCGACTGCCTTGAGGGTCTACAAGGGGGTAATTGGCAAGCTCCCCTTAGTGAAGGAGGTTTCGATGCCTGACCCCAACTACAAAGCCCTGTGCGCTGAGCTACTAGGTGAGTTACAGGCTTTGCGGCGAGCAGTGGCCGATGAAATGGGGTGTTCGTCACCCGAGCCTTCGTTCATCGC